TCAATTTTTTTACAAATAGAGTCAAAATCAATATCATTTTCTTTATAAATATCTTCTATATTCTTATCATTTGGATTGCCAAAATAATTATAATTTGATATTCCTACAGGCAAAACTTTTACATCATTTAATGCAAAATATCTATTAATTGTATCACCAAAACCACCACTAACTATTCCATCTTCAAATGTAACAATTAATTTTTTATTTTTCAAAATATTAATTATGCTAAAGTCAATTTTATTGGAAGTACTACACATAAGTGTAGCATGATATTTATCAGAATATTTTTTAGCTTCATATATTGATTTACCTAATCCTATAAATGCAATTTTACTATTTGTAACATTTATAATTTTCATAGTATTATTCTTATCAAAATAAATTTTATGATTATCTATTTCTTCTATACCATTTGGAATACGTATAAAGTATATTCCTTCGTTTGATATAGTATAATATAACATTGATACAATATCTTCAATTGTTACAGGACACAATTCAGTTATATGTGGAGATTGATTTAGCATAGATATATCATACATACCATTTTGAAAAATGTTGTTTTCTTTTACACCACTTTCGTGGAGTAAAACGGTCATATTTATTTTATCAAACGTTCCACAAGTCATAATCATATCATACATTCTTTGCGAAAACGTAGAATATGTCCCTAAAATTGGATAACAACCGGTTCTTGAAATGCCACACGATTCTACAAATGCGTGTTCTTCTTCTATTCCAACGTCAAAATATCTATGTTTAAAAGATTGCACTTTTTTACCAAATCCCAAGTCAGGCATAGAAGTAGATATTGCATATACTTTATCATTCATTTTCATTATATCAGAAATGGTATCATCTAATACATCTAGTAATTTACCTTCCGCATAATGATTGTCACCTTTTAATATATCAAAACCATCATCACAAAAATGCCATTTTGTAGGATTTTTTTCAGAATATATATATCCTTTACCTTTTATTGTATGCACATGAACAACAATAGGGTGATTTACAGAAAACGCTTTTTTATATGCTATATCTAATTCTTTTAAGTCATATCCATCTTTTACTTCTATATAATCTAAATCAAAAGAATTAAAAAATTCTTTATTTAAATGTTTATATATGCCACCAGAATTTGGCATAATTGTTATTCCGTTATCATTTACAACAATTACAACATTTCTATTTAATTGTGATATTTGGTTTAATCCTTCAAAAGATGTACCGTTTGCTAATGTTCCATCCCCAATATATAACACGCATGGTTTATCAGAACTCCTAGCCATTCCACATAAATAAGATGTCCCTACGCCAACGTGAGAACATCCTACACAATCATATTCCGATTCTCTAGGAGTTAATAATGTACCAACTTTTAATTTATCAAGAAAAATTTCTTTTCTGTCTGTTAAAATTTTATGAGTATATCCTTCATGTGAAGCATCATATACAATATATCCATTCTTAGGATTAAAATGGCGATATAACATTACAACACTTTCTACATTACTAATATTTGTAGCTAAATGTCCACCTATAGTTTTACAACGTTGTAATATTAAAATTTTTATATCTTTAATTAAATTTTCCAGTTCATCGAAAGACATACCTTTTAATTCTTCAATATCTTGATATTTATCTAAATATTTAAGCATTATCTCCCACCCATAGTCCAATCTAAATTACTAAATATATCATTTAAACTCTTATTAAATTGAGTACTCTCATGTACAATTGGCTTTGTCAAACCTTTTAAATTAGACATCGGTTTAACATTCGCTGTTTGTTCTTTTTTTTGTAATTTTTGCCCTAAATGCATTAATGCATCATCCATTAAGTTCTCTTCATTAAATGAATTTACATCTAATTGTCTTTGTGCTTTTATGTCTGCCAACGAACGATTTTCTGACGAACTAAATCCTGTATTGGCAACTGTAGCATTTGATTCATCAGAAAAATCTCCAATTATTGGACCTGATTTACGAATACGAGCAAGAGCTTTTTCCGCTTCTGTCATATTATCTTGTTCTTGCTCTTTTTCAGCAATATTATCAACATTTATATTTTCTTCTTGATTTACTTGTTGTTCATACTGTTTAAATTCTTCATCAGATAAAGATTTTAATTCTAACAATTTAGTTTCTCTATCTGATTCATCAATTAAATGTTTACGAACTGCTTCATCAACAATTTTATCATATTTATCTGCAAATTTTGCCGTTTGTTTTACAGTTACATTATTTTTTTGAACTTCTGCTGGTTGAACTTTTTTCTGCGTAACATTTTTCAACATAGCATAAGAAATTCTATAAAACTTTGGTTTTGGTTTTACAATTTTAAGTTTCAATTTGAATTTCCCTTTCCTGTTTACTCGTTATTATTACTTTCTTCAGTATTTTCTTCCTCTGAAGAATTTTCTTCCTCATTATTTTCTGATTCTTCATTCATACCAATTTCTTCTCCGTTTTCTTCTTCAGAAGATTCTTCTTCCGCTGGTTGCTCTTCTTCATCAGGAGTTGTATCAGCAGGAATTTCATCATTCAAATCATAATAATTATTATCAGAGTCAGGAGCATCTTGATTACTCATATCAATTTGGTCATTATTATATTGTGGGACCAAATTAACATTTTCTAAATCATAACACACAGCAAATAATCCATCCATAATTTTGTCAATCATGTCATATTGCTGATTAATTTTATCATTAATTTCTTCATTTACAGAAATTTTTGCACATTGAGCCATTTTAAATTTAAAATTTTCTAATTGTTTTAAAATATCCCTGCCATCAGAAGCAACATCTTTAATAATTGTTTCAATAGATTGTGTTGCATCTGCACGAATTAAACGTTTCTTCATATATATCAACTCTTTTTATCAAAATTTTATTATCTAAAATAAATATAGCAACAATCATTTCACATATTCCCATTTTAACTTAATATTATTATATTCTCCACAATATGTCCCACGTTTTATTGCTTGTTGAATTGTTTTTGTTTTTAGTCCAAATTTTTGTCCAGCTTCTCTTGCACTATCAAAAATCATATTTAATGGGATGCACTTTACTTTTTTATGTAAACTTTGTATTCTTTTTTGAATTGTATCTTGACTTTGCTTTTTTCCTTTATGACACTCTATAGAACGTTGAATACATTTTCTTGTTGGTTTCTGGTCTTTATGTGATATAGATAATTTTCTTTTATGTTCTTCAGACCAACTTTTTCCTTTGTTCCATGCTTCATATGATGCATGTCTATATTGATTTAATTTTTCATTTTGTTCTTTTGTTAATTTGTTACCAATTCTTTTATTATACAATTTTTCTCCTTTATCTAAATATTCTTTAACAATAGAACAATGTTTCTCAATAGCATCTTTTTTATTATTACAAATACATATTTCATATGTTTTAAATAACTCATATCTTTTACGAATATCCATATTATCAGTATTATCTAAAAACCGAATTGTAGATTTTACAATGGAGTTTTTCGTTTTAAAAATATATTTTTCTTTAGTTAAAACATTCTCAGCAATAGCAATTCTATACTTCTTATTTTTTTCAAAACAAACATCTTTAATTAAATTTTTCAATGATGGATATTTTAATACATCTATCATTTGTTGAATATATTTTATATGATATTTTCCAACCATCGTATTAATATAATTAAATCCTTCTCTGTATAAAATTAATCCATAAATAAATGCCATATCTCTAACTTTATCCCATGTATTATAATATATTTTTAATACAATATCAGAATTTAATAATTTATCTTTATATATTTTTTTACTACTAGACGAATCAAAAATCTTTCCGTCACATGTACAAAATCCGATATAAACATTTGTACTTTTTGGAATCTTTTTTATTAAAGATAAAAATATATTTTGTAATTGATGATTACTTAAATTATCAATATCATTAACTAAATATTCTTTAATTGGGCAATTAAATATTACATATATAAACGATTGTTTTTCTTTATTAACTTTTCTTAAAGATTTCACTCTCACTTGATATATATTATTTAAAATTTCATCCGTAGACAAATTTAAATATTTATCTATTTTTTCTCTACTAAACTGACCGAATCGTAAATTTAACAAATTTTTATTCTTTTTATACGCTTCTATTGTATAGCGTGTTTCTTCAATAAATTTCTCTTCATTATTTACTGTTTTTATTAATTCTATTTTTATTTCATGTTTTGTCCTTTGAACATATTCAATTAATTCTTTGTTGTATTTCATATGACTAGAAAATCTATGTTGCAACGTCTGTACTGTTTGTCCAACATAAATTACTTCATTTATATTTACGTCTATAATTTGATATATCTTTACCATACAAAATATCTCCCATACAAAAAAAGAGTATCAATAATAGATACTCTTTTATTATATTATGACCACGGTAAATTTTTTAATTGGTCACTTAATGACTGAACTCTTCCATCAAAAGTTCTCTGATTTTTTTCATTTACATATTTATTTTCATGTTTATGATAATATTTAGGAACAAATACATTAGAACGATTTTGTTTACCAGCAACTCGTTCAAGAATTTTTGCATCTGCATCTGCACCTTCACTAACCAAGGAATCTTCAAAGAATTCTACCCCTCGATTGTCTTCAAAAACTGGCAAACCATTATAAGTTAAGCCCTTGTAATTCAAAACATGTTCACAAATATCTACATCACTATATGCTTTATGTCCACAAATAGAACAAATTGCATATTCACAATGGCAACCCATAGATGTATCTGTAATATAACGTTTTTCAATTCCTGAAGCAAGCTGTGGAAAAGCCTTTTTATCAATAGCTTCTAATAATTCAACGAAATATCCATTTGTATTATAAATAGCATCTAAAATAATTCCACGAGCATCTTCTACGTTTTCATCTACATGGTCAACAAAAACAGACTTCCCAATAAATGTTTTATATGTTTTTAAAAGTTCTTCATGAGCAAAAAAATCACCATTTAAATTTGCATTTCTACAAACCTGAGAATACTTTGGGAAGTTATTATAATATTCATCAATAGGAACAAGCTCTACTTCCCCGCTTTTATGTTCTATAACGTTTCCTGCTGATACTGCACGATTACGAATATATATAAAATCTTTTTCACGAGGAACAATCTTAACAACTTTTGCTGTTTTTGTTCTTGGATTAATAGATTCTAATGTTTTACTATCTTTCAATAAGGAAGTATCTACTTTTGAATTGCCATAAAATGTTATCAATCCATTCTTTAATTCTGTAAAATCTTCAATTCTTCCTTTTGTATTATTTATTACTAACATTTATATGTCAACTCCATATACACTTAAAATGTCTCCCAAATTTTCATTTCTTTTAAATATCTCTCTGCAACATCTAAGCAATCTTGCCAATGTTTATGAGCATCTTCAATTGGACATACTTCATCTAATAATCCAAACTGAATAGACTGCGCTAAATTATATGTCAATCCACCTGTTGGAACTAATGGCAAATCTGCAAGAATTTGTTTTGCAAGCAATAACGCATCATTTGCTTGCATTTTTCTTGTTGCTTGTTTATCTACCAAAGAAGTAACAACATTATGCGTATATGGAGATACATGATTACTCAATCGTTTAAACATAAATTTTCTCTCCTTTATATAAACGGAGATTTTAATTCAAAATATCTTGTAATGTATACTGTTCATCATATGTTTTTGGCTCTGTAAAATCATATTGTACTAACTGTGATTTTAAAACCTGATAAAATCTTTTATCTTTAACCGATATTTTTTCATGCATTTGTACATATGATGAATGAATCTTATCTCCGGTCGTAACTATCAAATATGGCATATCTACTAACATATTTAATATTTTATTTAAACTATTATCTGTTTTACCAATAAATCCAATATTATCTGTTTTTTCATCAACAGCGACTTTTGCTAAAACAGTTTCATCTTTTTTTATCATAAAGCTATACAAGATTATACCCTCTCAATTTCTGTATACCAAAAATTATAAATCTCTTTATCTATAGATTCCAATTTTTCAGGATTTAAAATATATGAGATTAATGTTTCATAGTAATAATCTTCTGCACTTTGTCCTGCTAAAAAATTAATAAATTTCACATCTGATAAAATCACGTCTTTACTTGTTTTAGAATAATAGATTTCTTTTACTTCATCGTAATTATTTCCTATTTTTAAAATAGATTTTAATATATAATATTGAAAATTATTAGGCTCAAATTTTATGTAATTCGTTTCCGTTTCACTATCATAACAGAATTGCATACAATCTATAATATTTTTATATTTTTCTCCAAAATCAAATTCTTGTACAAATTTTATTTTTACATTATTTTTAATATAATCTTTGTATTTTAAATGTACTATCTTATAAAAAAATGCAATTTGTTTCTTAAACTTATTTGGAACATTATACATACGAATATCATTGGATATAAGATTGTCTGTTTCTAACATATCTGCTTGTTTCACAAAATAAGAATCACATGTATCATAAGACAAAAAATCTTTATTTATAAATTCATTTTGTTCTACAAACTTACAAACTTCACAAGCTGAATGATGCGATATAAATTTAGCAGGTATTTGTTTTTCTTGAATAATAATATATTGCAAATTTTTAAACACAAATTGAATTTCTTGATTACAAATCTGCATAAATTCTTGAATAAAATTCCTATTAAATGAATGATATTCATTGTTTATCTTTTCTAATACAACATATACCTGCATTTTCCAATCTACAAGAGAATCACAATATGTATCAATAAATTGACGATATTCTTTTGATTCTTGATATGTTTCATCCATAGATTGTTTTGCAGAATTACTTATACTAGAAACACAATTTAATAAAGCATTTTTAATGGATTCTGCTTTTTCAAACAACGGGGCATCAATGTAACTATTATTCAAAATGTTTTCAATTTGTATTTGTAATTCTTTTGAAATACTTCTTACAGAATGTTCCATTAAGTAGTTACCTTCCTTTTAATTGCACTTAATTTCCCTGCTCGAATATGCATTTCTTTATCTGAAATGAATTCACAGTTCTTCGGATTGTACGCATCATTATTATTCTTCCAAAGATTTTTAGTTTCTTCGCAATAATGATGTTCTATGCACCATTTTTTAAAAACAAAATAATCTGCCCATTCTTTACAACAGTTCTCTTTTACTTTTCTTTTATAAATTCTATATAATTTTTCATTTACATATTCATGTTTTTTATGAACAGGCTCTTCTAATGCACGTTTTAAATCCCAATGCATTTTCCAAAGACGATTATTTACTAAATTATATGGCATATGATATTTATCACATATTTCAGCCAAAGACATTTTCTCATTTGTATATGGGTCTATTACATAATGATTATTCCTACGATTATTCTGCTGAACTTTCATTACAACCCATCTACAATTTTTAGGTTCATAATTACCATCAACATCTATTCTATCTATCGTTAAATTATCCTGGTAACCATTTTGAATAGACCATTGATGAAAATGTTGAAAACTATCTAACCATTTTTTACAAATTTTTATTCCACGACCGCCATAATTATGGTATTCTCCATAATTTTTATTATAACAGCGTCGTTTCATTCCCTTGTAAATATTATACAATCTTTGTTTCACTTTTTAATCCTTTTTGTTTCAATATTTGAACCACGACGATTAAAATATTTATTTAAATCTAATGATGTTTGAACATTACGATGTGTTTCCAGTCCGAAGTCTTCAGGGTTATTTCCTACACTCGGGGCTTCACCTGACGTTGGAGAAACAGGACGATTTGAATATCCACTTTCTTCTTCGTCTTTAGAAGGTTTGTTCTCACGAATTGTTTCGCCTGTTTCATATTCATTCATAATAGGTTTACCTTCATTTGGAAGTGGACCGGTCTTAGGAGCATTTTCATCGAATACGCTACCACGTTCTCTTTCTAGATTGCGTTTTTCAGTCTCTGCATCCAATCCTAACAACGGAAGAACCGTAGTCATAGATACTAATCCTTTATCTCTTAAACTCTGAATAAAAGACATAATAGTCTGATTTGATGTCAAATCTTGATGTTGCCAAAGAATTTTCGGAACCACTAATTCCATTTCTTTATTTGCCGCAGAACGTTTTAATTCTTTCGGAGACATATAACGACGAGCAATTGTACCATTAATAGGTTTATAAAATCCTTGCGTTTCTGCAATTGGTTTATATACTTTATTACGAATCCAAGATTCTAAACGCAAGCGATATGCCATATACCTTCTTGCTAATGCTTCTGCACCAACATTTGCCGCTGAATATGCAGAACCATCACCATTTAACATGGCTTGCGTAATACCTAAACCTGTCATTAATTCATTCTGAATAAAATCAAACTCTGTATTCAATGGAAGTATTTTTCCCGTAGAACCTACGTACTCAAAAGATAATCCATAATGATATACTAAGAAGAAATTAGGGTCATCTTCTCCTTCCATTAAAATATCACGAAATGCATCAATATCATCCTGCGTTGGCATTGGTTCACCAGGTGTACCTATTTTAGCTACACGTAATGGCATAATATGACGATTTGCAATAGCATCTTGCGCTTGACGTAATTTATCTTTATAAATTAACGTTTTAAAACAACGCATCATTAATGGCGTTCCCCATGTCTCATAAGGACTAGCTTTATGAGCAATATGAGAAATTAAACGATTATCCAATTGAATATTTTTACCCATTTTTACTTGAGTAATAATATCATCAGGAAATTGACGATATAAATCTCCGAATTCACCTGATGGTCCACCTGCGATAATATTTGTAATTTGGTCATCAGGAATTAATTCAATTTGTTGTTCATCTGCAAAAATAGAAGATGTTACATTTACATAATCAGGATTTAATAATGTAAAATTCTCCCAAATTCCTTCCGATTCATTAAACTGACCAAACGGAAATACGTCTCCTATTTTCCAATATTCTAATCCAATTTCTAATAACAAATTAATTAAGTCTAATTTATCAAAAGCCATATAATCGAAGAATCTTTTAATATATGGGTCACTACAAACATTACTTAAATCAGAAATTGGAAATTCTGTATGTAAATCTAATGCCGTTGCTATAATTGGTTCTGTACGATAAAAATGTCTGCACCATTCATTACGTTCTCGCCTATCTCTCGGCAACAACATATTCGTTGTTTGAAATAATGGCTGATAAAATGTAGGGTTCCCCATACGTACTACACCACTTGCGGCACGTACTGTCCTTGAGCCTTTTTTCATCCTACGTTGAACATTTTTTGGCAAATCACTTTTATTCACAATACTATTCATAGCAAGGTTTCCGTTATATCCTGCCTGAACTGTTTTATGATTCTTTCTCAAAGTTATTTCACCGCTCTTTATAAAAATTAATCTTCTAATTAAGATATAGTTGCGTTTTTGATTATTATATTAAAAAATAAGCTATTCTTTTGTGAATAGCTTATTTCTATATTTATATCATTTATTAAGAAATCTTAATCGTTGAAAGTTCACCAGTATCACTTACAACTAAACGGAATTTACTACCGTTAGAAGATGTAAGAATAACACTATTAACACTATCTGTTTTCTTTACATAATTAGCCAAATCAGATGCTTTTGCCATACTGCCTTGTGCAGTCTTCAAATCATTAATATCATTCTGAGCAGAAGTTAAATCTGTCTGATTAGCTTTTAATGCTACATCTGATGCCTTTGCATAAGTAGAAAGTATACTAGACAAATTTGACTTTGTAACAACATCCGTTACCTTAGCATAGTTAACTAACTTAGCATCAACAGAAGAATTTAATGCAACATTAGAATCAATATACGTCTTGTCATAAACCTTTGAAGCATCAATCTTTGAATCTACAACTGTTAATGGAGCATACTTAGAAAGTTGTGCTGTTAAATCAGATTTTTCAACATAAGCCGCCATATCAGCATCATCAACTTTTGTAGAAAGCAAATTGATAATCTGAGCTTTATCACCTTTATCTAACAATTTAGCATCAATGTCAGCTTTTGTATAAACATCCGAAATTTGAACAACTTTAGATTTTAAAACATCAAAGTCATTTTGCTTGACATAACCATCTAATTTAGAATCAATAACAGACGCAGAATAATACTGCGCTTTATCAGCCTTTGTATTTAAAGCATTTGCAACATCTGTTGAATTTGCTTTATCATTCAATAACGTATTAACGGAAGCCTTTGTATAAACATCTGCAACCTTTGCATATTTCCCAAGACGAGCAACTACAGCATCAGATTTTTCATAATCTCCTAATGTTGTATCAATTTCTGTCTTTGTATATACTTTACTTTTATCTGCTTTGCTATTAAGCTTTGTATCAACATCTGTTTGTGTATAAACATCTGCAACATTTGCTTTGCCTGTCAACAAAGTATCAACATCTGTTTTTTGATAAACATCTGAAACGTTTGCTTTTAAACTAAGAGCAGAATCTGTATCCGTCTTATTATAATAGTCAGAGATTGTAGCAAATTTAGCATCAGCATCTGCAATACTATAAACATTCGTTTTGTCTGCTTTCAAAAGTAAAGCATCAGATACTTCTTTCTTAGTGTTAACATCAGCGGCATTTGCCTTTAATGCTAAAGCATTATCAACTTCACTCTGTGTATAAACATCAGATGTATCAGCTTTTGTAAGTAACTGACCATCAACTTGTGCGCGTGTATATACATCCGCAGAATTTGCTTTATCATTTAATAAAGTATCTACCTGAGCAGATGTATAAACATCTGCAACATTTGCTTTATCAGCAAGCATTGTATCTACATCTGTCTTTGTATATACTGCATCTGCATCTGCTTTCTTAAGCATAGCTAAATCCGTTTCTGGTTTTGTATAGCTATCACCTACATTTGCTTTGCCTAACAATTTAGCATCAATCTGTGCTTCAGTATAAATCTTATTGATGTCCATCTTACCATCAAGCATGTCATCTATAGATTTACGAGTATAAGTATTGGATACATCTGCTTTATCAGCAAGCATTGTATCTACATCTGATTTAGAATATACAGCATCTTTATTTGCTTTCAATGCAATAGATGTAATACGTGGGTCATTATCTCCAACAGCGATTGGATTAAATGCATCCTTTGGTTCAACAGAAAGCTTTGCAACACCTTTGATAGAAGCTGTAGCATCTTTTAAAGAACCATCCAAATTTACAGAAGAAATGAACTGATTCCACACAGAACCGTCATTCGTAAATTCCCATGCGCCTAATCCTTCATTATAACGAATACCTACATTAACTTCATCACCACGGTTAACAGCAATACCAACATTTGAACTTGGTTCACCTGTTTGCGCTTGATTTAAAACAAATGTTGCTGTATTCGTTCCTTTTACATTATCCATCTTTAATGCAACTTTATCAAGGTCTGCATATGTTACCTTATCATCTAAAGCTGCTTGTAAATTTGTAATTGCTGAAATTGGATGACAATTTGGCATATTCGTATTCGTTAACATAGCATGGTCGCCTGGATATGCACCTGAAGCTAAGAATGGACGAATATCAAACACCATATCTGATGTAATTTTATTCGTCATAGCCGTTAAATAAATTGCCGCAAGTGGTAGATAACTCTTTGGAATTTCTGGGAGGTCTGGCTGTGCCATTGGAACACCTTCCAAAACAACCAAAGTTCCCTTCTTATTTAAACAAATAACAACCCATTCATTACCTGTTGCAGGAGCCTTAATTGCTGGTGTATTCCCACCTTCAAATTCAACAATCTTCATCGAATCTGTATAAAATGAACCTTCATTAACTGCAACTGTCATATTTGGGTCTTTTTGTGCAAAAACCCTCAATTCCTCTGAGAAAGCACCCATCGCACGATAATTACTTCCTGAGACTGGTTTATTCATAAAATTTCACCTCATTATTTATTATCAATTATATATTTTTATATTTTAATAAATTCTATAATTATCACTAAAGAAATAGATTTTTTATTTTATATAATCTTTTTCTTTATCACACATAAAAATAAGGTGCTATCCTTGTTATAGCACCTTATTTTTATACTTTTTTAATTGAAGTTGATACAGCACTCATAACTGTTCCATCTTCCATCTGCAATTCATAAAGTTGTTTATAATTCCTTTCATAAGGACCAAACATTACTGTTGCATTATGTTTTCGGTAAATAACAGAATCACCAATATTAAATGCTTTTTCTGCCACTTTTTTCTTCTTCATTGTTGTTGCACGATGTTTTGTTTGCTTAGAAGATGGTTTTACATTTTTTTCTAAATTATCCATTAATGTATTATCATCAATAGATAAACCATTTGATTCATTAAATTCTTCTAATTCTTCTTCATTCATTTGATAAGAACTTACAGGTGCTTCTTTAAAATCATTTTCATCATAACCATAACTTACAAAATTATTATTGCCGCTATGTAAAATCACAATGTATTCCTCCATGATAATTTAAAAATTTTTACATCACTTATTCAATACATTTATTTTATTTATTTATACGCAAAAAAATAAAAAGCATGGATTATTCCGCCATGCTTTTTATTTGAAGAGCAAATCATGTCTACATTTGCTATTCGTGAAGTAACCATATACAACAGGTTATTTCTCTACTTCGATTATGATTATACAGTTCCTTTCTAATATAAAAAACATGAAATAAGAAAGATTTAACAATTTCCTATTAAAAATTAACAGAAAATTTGTATGGCATACTGCATACCTCTATCGGATTAACTATATCATATATGGTTTCTCCGACTACATATCAAAATATATAAAAAGTATGAAAATATTTGTTACTTTTTATATTTTTGAAAATCTGTTTACAACATTGCCGCTTGCGGCATTGAAACCCATTCATATCAGTTACATTGCTAGTATCTAACGAGTCGCGCGTATAGCATTGCCGCTTGCGGCATTGAAACGCTCGACCAGGAACCCATGATGACGTTGTAATGAGGTCGCGCGTATAGCACTATCTATCAAAAAATGTCAAGTATAAATTATCGAACATCTACAACCGTTGCAATTGTTGGAGTTTCTTCATCAACTGCTTCTGTTTCAGGAACATCAGCTTCAGCCTTTACTTCTCCACCAAAAATACCTTTTTCTTTTAAGAAATCAGAAAGAGCTTCCATTGTAACAGCGTTTCCGTTTAATGCAAAATGATTCATAGCATCATTTACCATTTCATCGGTTGGGTCTACACCCATCATCTGTAACATTTCTTTTACAGACGTATTATCATTTATCATAGCACAAATACTACGACCATGAATTAAATTAATATCATTATTCATATGGTTCTTCAACCCCTTATTTTCTTACAAAAATTTTATCATTTCCAACTGCATATTCCTGACCACAATGATTGCAAACAACACCAATATAGTCACCTGCATTTTGTACACCAGCTAAAGATTTTTGCTGATGACAAATTGGACAAGTCTGATTTTCAAATTCCTCAATAGATTCAGGATTATCTAACACTAAAATTGTTGGATTTTCATCTTCGATTACAGGAATATCTTCTGCAACTGGAATTTCAATTTCTTCAACAGCAGGACTATCTTCTTCAACTATTTCTTCTTGTGGAAGTTCTTCTGTCGTTAATTCTTTAACTGTTTCATCAGGAACAATTTCTTCATCATCCAACACCATATCATCAATATCGTTATCTAAATCTAACAAAAAATATTCATTTAATTTTGCTCTATCATTCATATTTGATAAATCAAGTGCATGTTCTTTATCTAATACTTTTTGCGTCTGATTTGCAGAATCATTAAAATGCTTTACTTCTTCATCCTGACTATTTAAATCATATGCATCATTTTCTGGAGCTGTATATGCATGTTGTGCTTCTGTAAAAGCAGTCTTATTATTTTTCTTGCCAAATATTCCACCAAACTGCTCTGCATTATGTAAATCATTACTATCTGGGTCATCTGACATTGATGATGATGGCGGTTCTTCTCTACCATTCATATCAACATCTTGTACTGCATCACTATACCCAGGTAAATCTGTTAAATTCATTCCACCTTCTGGTATATCAGCAATTAAATGTTTTTTTTTATTATTAACACTACCAACATCTATACCACGAGAATTATTAACTGGGTCATCAATTGAATAATCATCTGTATCTGGAATACTTTCTTTATTTAATTGTTCAAAGCTCTTTAATGCGGAATCATCTGCAATAGCAATTAAACGATGTTTGCATTTTACATCTTTTTTTGAATCTCTTGCATCAAATGTGCCATTTTCACCTTGTGATTGTTGTTGTGCCCAATCAAAAGCATCACTAGCAGCATCACCAATCGAAGAAACAGCATTACTAATCCCATTTGCTATATCATCAAATCCAACTCCACCACCATATCCTTCGGCTTTTTTATCTATAGATGATATTAAACGCTGTTTGCATTTTACATCTTTTTTAGATTTTAATGCACCTTCTTCACCAACTGGAGAACTACCACCTAAATCTTGCTGACCACCATAATCAATATCATCGCCTTGTGATGCTCCAGTTGCGGCATCCCAAAGAGCACTAGCACCATTACTAATAGCATTAGCCGCCCCATCTATTATATCATCAAATCCAACTCCACCACCATATCCTTCGGCTTTTTTATCTATAGCAGAAAGTTTCTTTTCAAGCTGTTTTACTTTTGCTAAAAGTCGATTATAACTTGCTTTTGTTACAAGTTCATCAGGATTAATATCTGTATCGGAAACACTATTAGCATTATTCTGATATTTATCTGTTCCTGCTTCTTCAATAGATTCATGCTGTGTTCCTGAAATGTCATCAATAGATTCATGTTGCTGACCAGAAACATCTTCAACACCTTCATTAATACCATCTACTGAAGCTGTTGTCTCTGTCTGTTCAGGAGCCATTTGACCAGCATCAGAAGATTTGTCTTCTTGCTGTGGCATACCATCTTCTAAATCTGCTACTTTTTCAAGTTCGCTTTCAAATTCAGAATCTTTTGCTAAATCTTGTTTTTCATTATCGTCAACACCAAATGATGAATTTGAAATCGGTTCTGGTTCTTTGTCATTCCCACTTGGTTCATCACTAGTTGGCATATCAGATTCACCTGCAATACCAGTTCCTGCCGTATCAATAGTAAAATCAGATGTTACAGTTTTTTCTTCATCCTCATTAGAAAATTGACTATCTGTAGAATCATTACCATCTGTTGAAGCTACAATAGAATCTTTATTTAAAGCATCATTTACTTGGTCAATAGATTTTACACCATCTAAAGACATAACCTCATTTGCTTGGTCATTGTAAAGTACTGCGCCATCATCTGTTAAATTAACATAATATGTTTCATTCTTCCATTTTACTTGTGGAAGATTCTGAACATTCTTCGTAGCAATCTTTGTTTTTGTTTGAAATTTACAAACAAAATTATCCAACCATGTAGGTAGAGAGCCGCTATTCTTTTCAATTTTCATTTAGCCTTCACAACCTTTTTTATATAAAAATTTTCATTATTATTACTATCAAATCTACTAAAGAAATAAATAAATACAAAGATAATATATTATTTTTTACTTAAAAACCTCCATTCATTATTATCTATTGGTTCCTCAAATTTATATTCAGAAGTATTTTTACTGTCTTCGATTTCACCGTTTTGAATTAACATATCTTCATATGTATTATTCTCTAATCCTATTTGCATAGGAATTTCACGATGCGTTATTGGATTGCTCACTAACCTTTTTTTCTTCATCTTCATCATCCCATTCGGAAACACGCAATCTTTCTTGATTCATAGCATCAATCGTATCATCAAAAATATCACTATTTAACCATTCAAATACATTATCAAAATTATTTAACATACCATGAACTTTTTCACATGAATAATTATTTTTTTCATGTTTTTGACAACATTCACAAACAAATTGTTCATCTTTTAAA